TAATATTAGTTAATGTTCCAGATGCAATACCGGTAATACCTACCCCTACTAAAGCGTCTTTTTCAGTTGTTTTTTTCCAAATGTCTCTTAAGTAATGAAAGTCTGTGTAGCTAGCTTGCAAAGTTCCTAAGAATGAAGCTGCTTTTGATCTTCTATTAAAATCTGCTTGATCTATTATATCAGTAGCATTAATTTCACATAAGTTACAGAATTGGTATGGTCTTAAAGCAATTTCAGCGCATGGGTTAGTTCCGTAATCTTTATCATTTGAAAATAAAAATCCTGGCTCCCCTGCATTACTTGCTTCTACTTTAGACCATAATCCCATAAACTCACTTTCTGTAATTTTATGTCTTAAGATTACTGCTGAGTTATTAGCTCTTCCACGTTGTGGATTAGTTTCCCACCAATTACCAAACTTACATGTCAACATTTCCTCATCATCAAAATCAAACAATGAAATCAATGCCGCTCTTCTAATACCACCTGATAATACTGCATCAGCTAAATGACACATAATATCATGACATTCTAATGGTGTAAGTTTTGAGCCTGCTTCTTTACGATCTAAAATCTTTTGAACATTAAATAATACTTCTTTTAATGGTTCTGGTCCTGGTGCTTTACCACCTGCTGTGATAAGTTGTTCACCTTTTGGTCTAATATCTCTAAAATCAAATCTAGGAAGTGAACCTCCTTTTAAATATGCTTTCATCAACATATGAACGGCATCAGCCCATCCTTCAATACTATCGTTTATTAAGTATCTTTTTGTTTTAGTTGGTATTTTAATTTCAGGAAGTTGATCAATGTGATGTGCTTGAACACTGTATCCTACTCCACATCCTGAAAGTAATAAAAACATTGCTTCACTAAATGATCTAAAATCATCTACTGGTAAAAATGAGCAATTGAACATTCTTGCATTGTTGATTTCAGCTGGTTTACCAGCAAATTGTAATGAGCGCATTGATGGTAATACTTTTTTATCGTATACCATTTTGTAAACTTTATTAATTTCTTCTTCAAGATGAGGAAACTTTTTTACATGCATTTCTTTATTTCGAGCAACTATTTCATCCCATGTTTCTCTTCGGGAAAGCTCTGGTCTAAAACGCGCATACTTCATATGCACAGTTATGTCACTGAGGATATTTTGTGATATATTCATAATATTAAAATTTTAATTAATTATAGTATAATAAAATACTATATATTTTCTAAATAAAGGATAAAGTCTTCTATAATATATTTACTTTCACCTTGAGAATTATTAGCTGCTTCTGTTAAAATTTCTTTGCTAATACCATTAGATTCATTTAACATAATTTTTAAGGATTTTAATACATTTTCTATTAATTTTCCTTCAGAATCTCCAAAAGCATAAGATTCATCAACATATTCATTGATTTTTGATTCTAGTTCACTGTGTGTTAATTTCATTTGAATAATTTTTTAATTTCTTGTAAAACAATTTTTTTAATTTTATTATAAACTTCATTTAGTAATTTCATTAATTTAGCTTTTTGTTGTCCTATTCTTAGTCCTTCTAATGGAACTTTTGTATGAGGAAGTTGATCTTGAAGATATTTTCTGTAATTATTACCTGCTAGAAATATGAAATTTGTCTCATCAATATTATATCTTTTTTTAATATCATCTAAAACAATATTAGACCATTTTTCTTTTTCATCTTTGTCAAAATCATTTAAAGTCATATTGTAAGGTTCAATAACTTTTTTAATAGGTAACAAATGATGTTTAGCAGATAAAATATATATATCTTCATCATCAGCTAATTTATGAGCATACGCTATACTTTTTTTAAATAAATCTGAAGCGTATAAATCTTCAGCAGGCATAGGCTTGTCATTTTTTGTAGCTACACAAGCTACCAATACTACATTTTTCATTTTGGGATTATAAATATTAATTATTAAAGTAAATCCTCAAGTTCAGCAAATTTTCCTCGAATTTTTCTTAAATCATTATTATCCCATTCAGATGAATCTTTTTGAGTTAATGATTTATTTTCTTTAAGTTCTACACCTTCATTATTTTCATCTAAAGTTATATGACCCATAGTTGTATCTACTAAAGCATTATATGTTAACCCGTCAATACCATATCTATTTTTCATAACATGTAATCTTCCAGTACCATTAACTTTATCTTCTTTTTTACGAGATAAACTCATACAAAAATCAGCAATCATGATTTTGTCATATGAACCAGCTGCTTTATCACCTTGAATAATATCATCTTGTGCTCCTGATCTATTTACTTGAGATACAGACCAAATAGGTATATTCATATCTCTAGCCATTCCTTTAATAGCCATATATACATCATCAATTTCATCTTTTCTATCAGAATTTCGTTTTGGTGATCGAAGTAGATCAATATAATCAATAATAACTAAATCAGGAGCTTGATCTGTGTCTCTGAGTTTTTGAATATGAGATTCAAGTGTTTGAACTGTTGCTTTTCCCATACTAAATTCTTTAACAACCAATTTGCCTGTTAATTTATTAATTTCATTTTCTACTTTTTTTCTATGTAAATGAATAGTATTTACAGATTCTTCAGTGAAAAATGCGTCAAATCTTTTCCCAACATATACTTCTGATAATTCTAATGTATAATAAACTACATTATATCCTTGTTTAACAGCATGTCCAGCTAAAGCAACCATCATCCAAGATTTACCACCACCTGGTCCTCCAAATATTAATCCTAAATCACCTCCACCAATTCCTCCCATTAAGAGTTTATTAATATCATTCCAAGGTGTAGGAATAATTTCTCGAGCATCAGGCCTGTATCTTGATTCTACATCTTTTAGATATTCATGACCTATATTTTTATCCATTCCTGCTTTTAAAGCAGAATCAATAAGTGATCTAATGTCATCATACATTCCATTTTCTAATAAACCAACAGAAGTCATAAGTGCTTTCTTTAATTGTTGGTTTTTGCAAAATCCTGTAAACTCATTTCTTACATATTCAATGTCATTATTTTCAATTCTAAATGACTCACGTAAATGTTCAATAACTGCTGTTTTTAAAACATCATTATCTAATTTTTTTACTTCAATTTGTAATGCTTCTAAGGTTGGATTAGTATGATAATGATCAAAATATTTTAAAGATTGTTGAACAATCCACTGTATACTTTGGTTGTCAAAATATTCAGTTTCAATAGTATCTCTAATATTAAGAATAAATTCTTTATTAGTAAGTAATTGGTTAATTACTTTAAATTGGAACGGTAAACCGTATTGACTTAATTTTGAAAATGAGACCATAACTTTTATTATTATAATAATTTATTTTTTAAATACCATTAAATGGGTAAATACATTTATTAACCAAGCTTCTACATTAGGTATACTATTGCCTAGTAAATCTGTGTTATACATTGTTAAAAACTTTGTTTTATCCATTGTATTTTTAGGTTGAGTGATTGTATCTTCAACTTCTAATTTCATCATTTCTGATAAATTAGGATTATGTAAATCCATTAATTTTTCATTAATTTTCAATTGATGAGAAAACATATTAATAGCTTCATACATTGTACCTTTAGTACTTTGAGATTTTTCTAAAACTTCTTTTAATGTTATTGTTTTTTCTTCTTGTAATTCTGGGAAATTTTTAATTAGTTTTTTAGGACCTAATTTAGGTACACCAGGAACATTATCACTACTATCACCTAATAAAATCTTCATTTGAAGATAATTTTGAGGTGTTACACCATATTCTTCTTTGATTTTTTCTGGTGTGTATATTTTCTTTTTAGTAGGAGAATATACTGTGATTTTATTATTTACAAGTTGTAAAAAATCTTGATCTGAAGACATTATAACAACATCATTTTTATCCTGAAATCTAGTAGCTAAATAACCAATAGTATCATCTGCTTCAGCTCTATCAATAGCAACTAAATCAATAGGTAAACATTGTAAATATTCAACTAGTCTTAACAATTGGGTTTCAATAGAAGCAGATTCATCTTCTTGATTTAGAAAACCATCAAAATTTGTTATTCTTTTAAGTTTTCTATTACCTTTATAATCAGGGAATAAATTTTTCTTATTATTAGTTGATCCTTCTCCTTCAAATACAATAATAACTCTTGTAGGTTGGGTTTGTTTAATACCATAACCCATTGATTTTAAAAAACCTGTTAGACCACCAATATGGGCTCCTTTAGGATTCATATGATTTATGATAGCGAATGATCTTAAAAAAGTATTCATCGCATCAACTAATAATACTTTAGGCTGCAAAGCAGGACTTTTGTCCTGCCTTGCTTTCCCAAGTTTATTTATCAATTCTTCAAAATCCTTATCCATTAATCAAAATCCTCCTCACCCATCATCGGTATAGATTTAGCACTTTCTTCCCAATCTGATTTATCTTCAACAACTATAAAATCTCCAGGGCCTAGAACATTTAACCATTCATCTTTATGTTCTTTTTTGTATTTATCTACTTCTTTTGGATCATCAGGAATGAAACCATGTACTGTTACAGTAACTGTTCCTCGGGTGGTAATACCAGTTATGTGGTTTTTATCGCACATAATGCGTGTTCTTTTCGCGAATTCTACATCTTTCCCGTTCTTGGTCGCCTTAATCTTTGTTGTGCCCGAATTCGTGACATTTCCAAAAGTAACAATTAAACTAGCATCAAAAAACATTGTATCTCCTCCTTTATTACGCATACGAGGTTGAGACATTGGTGTTTCAGCTGGTGATACCCAAATCTTATTTACTACTACTAATGAATTAGTATATGGTGAATTTGATTTACGTGATAATATCACTTTCTGATTGATAAAATTACCAAATTGTTGTGACATAGCTCCAGCATTCCATTGTGGATTGTTTTTATTTGAATCTACTGACATTTTAGATGGAACTGATCCAACTGAATCCCATAAGAATAATAAGTCATATGGTAGTCTTCCTTTTTTCTGTTCATCTAATAAATCAGCAATAAATCCTGCTACATCTTCAATAGTTTGTAATGAGCCTCTGTCAACATAAACGAAAAATCCTTTGTAGTCTACAACTTCTCCCGTTGATTCATCAACTACTTCTTCCATTTCAAAACCCATTTGACGGGCATGATCCCAATTCCATTTCATTTCTGTGATAATGAATACTGGTAAAATGCCCATCTTTTGAGCTGATACAGCTGCTTCAATAAGTGCAGTTGTTTTTCCTGTATCTGAATGGCCTCGAAGTAACGTGATGTGTCCCATTGGTATCCCTGGAAGAGATAATGTATCCTGAAACGCTGGACTTAAGGGGATCCATTTTTGCTCTTTGAATGTAACTGAGGTGTTACTCAGATTTTTACTGGATTTGAATGACTCTAGGTCAAAGTTCCCTTTTACAGCGTTTGAGACTGCTTCTGTTAGTTTCTTTTTAGCCATGATTTAGATTAGAATGGTAAATCGTCGTCTTCGTCTTCAACAAATGGTGATGATTTTGGTTTAGCTTCTGTAAATAAAGCATCAAATTCATCTTCATCAAATGTTGATTTCTTTTTAGGTGTTGCAGGTTCAGAATAAGTTGTTGATGGTTGAATGATTGGTTTTTCAACTACAGACTCATCTTCCTCTTCAGTTAATTCTGCTTCTTGTTCTGGGTTTAGATAGTTTAATAGAACTTCTTTCATTTCCTCATAGTCATACTTTTTATAGAATGACATTAAATCAGGTTGTTCATTTAACCATTGTTTTGCTTGAGTAACATCTTCAGACAATTGAGTTTGTTTAGTACGAGGACGTAATGTAGTTTTGTTGTACTTAGTACCTGTAACATCTGGTCCTACAGTTTCAACTAAGAAATCACGACCTTCATAAATGTCTGTAAAATCCCCAATGTCCTCATCTGCAGCCATGCTTAACAAATCTTGATAAATTGCTTTACCAAACTCAAACCAACGTACACCTTTAGACTCTTCACCACGTACAATTACAGGCAAAAATACTCTCATTTTTGGTTCGATTGTTTTAGCAATAGACCAATTTTCTTTTTCACCAGTTTTACGAAGTTGAGAAGCAAATTCAACAATAGGATCTTTTTCACCCCAGTTTGTTAAAGAAGCCATAGTGCGATTAGCGATGTAATGAAAATACATCTCTTTGAATGGGTTTGACTTGTCAAACTTTGAAGGAACAACACGAATTTGTTGTTTTCCAACAGTAGGTTTCCAAAAACTTTTGGCCCTTTCTTCTTTGTTTTGTGAACTACTTTTACCTTTGTTTTGTAAAGAGTTCAATCGATTTTGAATAATTGATAAATCCATAATAAATAACTTTCATTTTTAATATAATAAAACTTTTACAATAAACCAATCAAAGATTGATTATCTTATAAATCCTTGTGTTGATGATTCTTAAATCTTCTCCTTGTGTTAATAATACACTATTTCTATAGTTATTCCAATTTATTTGGAATGTTTTATCTAAAATACCATTATTTAGTTGTTTTACTAAAATATTTAAAGCATTTATTGTGTATAAAGAATTAGATTCTTTTTTACGATGCAATAAAATAGTATTTTCTGGTATATGATCTAAAGGAGAATCTGTATCTATGTTAT